TACAGCGACCTGCTGTACGGTCTCGATGTTGGCACGGTGTCGATCTCGACAGCCGTGCGCTCGTCAAATGTAGTAACAATCACCACATCGACGCCGCACAGTTTCATCGTCGGCGTCAGCGTCGTCATCTCGGGCGTCACAGACAGCTCGTTCAATGGCACGTTTGCAGTCGCCAGCGTGCCGTCGTCGACCACGTTTACGTTCTCGCAGACAGCAGCAAATGCGTCGTCGTCGGGAGGAACGGCGGAGCTGACGGAAGCCGATCGGCGTCCGTTCTCGGCGTTCTTCACGCGTGAGTTCACCTGGACGATCGACAACTGGGGCGAAGACATCCTCGCCGTTGCATCAAGCGACGGGCGCCTCTTGCATTGGGGTGTCGGCGAACAGAAGGCGCATATTGTCGGATATTCGGACATCGTGACAGCGGCGCGTGTTTCTAACATCGTCACTGTCACAACAGACTTCCACCACGGCCTGCAAACAGGCGACGTTGTGACGATCGCCGGCAATTCTGTTGCGGCGTTTAACGCGACATGGACGATCGCGTCTGTCCCGTCTGATACGACGTTTACGTTCGGCAACAGCGGAACGAATACGACGGGGAGTGGCGGGTCTGTTACCTCTGCCAACGTCCCGTCAGGCAATCGTGGCGTGATCGTGACGCAAGAGCGGCACGCTGTGCTGTTCGGTTGCGGCGGCAACAGCCGCCGCATCGCCTGGTCGAACCGCGAGGACTACAACAACTGGAACTTTGCAGACGCAACAAACACGGCAGGCTTTCTCGACCTTGAGACCGAGAGCGAGATCGTTATGGTCGCGCCCGTGCGCGAAGGCGTGCTGATCTGGACGGACGACGAAGCCTGGCTGATGCGGTACGCCGGCCTGCCTTACGTCTACGGCATCGAGCGGATCGGCTACGGCTGCGGGCTGATCGCGCCGCGGTCGTTTGCTACGTTTGCCGGTCGCTGCATCTGGATGGGCCGCGAAGGCTTCTGGATCTACGACGGCGGCTATGTGAAGCCGCTGCCGTGCGAAGTCGGCTCCTATGTGTTTGAGAACATCGACCCGTCTTCCGGCATCATTTACACGAACGGATCCGAGAACAACGTCTTCCCCGAAGTGTGGTTCTGGTATCCGGAAGTCGGCAGCGCAGTGCCGAACCGCTACGTCGCGTTCAACTACGCCGAGAACTGGTGGACGATCGGCGAGATGACGCGCACCGCAGGCTGCGGCGCTGGCGTGTTTGACTTCCCCGTATGGGGCGACGAAGCCGGCGACATCTATTTTCACGAAGACGGATGGACAGCGGCAGGAACGTCTTTGGTCGGCCACAGATGGGCCGAGAGCGGCGCTCTGAACCTGCAGCAAGGCAACGGCATGACGTTCATTCGCCAGGCTCTGACGGACAGCGGGTACGGCTACAACTCGACGACGCTGACGTTCTTCTCGACGTTTACGCCGGAAGGCGCCGAGACGACGAGCGGTCCCTACGCGCCGCGGTCTGACGGATACACCGACACGCGCGTCACGGGCCGAGACTTCCGCATCAAACTGGCGGCAACGCAGGACAGTAATTGGAGCGTCGGCGAGATGCGCCTTGACCTAGTCCCGGCAGGAGGGCGCAGGTGACAACGTACCCCGCGCCACAGTCGACACTTCCGTCTCCTCCGGAGCGGTATGAGCAGTCTTATTTCGCGCTGGTACTCAACACTCTTTCGCGTTCGATCGCGTCAGCTGTGTTGAGAGACCAGGCGGTCGCGTCAGTCCTACTTCAATCTCCTAACGGTTCAGTCTATAAGGTTGAGGTAGATAACAGCGGCAACTTGACGACAACGGCGGTGCCACTTGGTCAACAGGGATCGCCTCCTTAACCGGATGCAGAAGGCTCTGCGGCTTGCCGCAGATACGCATGCTCTGGAAGACATCATCGAAGCCCTTCAAAAAGGGGAGATGCAGGCCTTCCACAATGACAGGGCGATCGTCATTACCGAGATCGCTCAGTCTCCCCGCAGGAAGTTCGTTCACGTCTTCATGTCTGCTGGGGATCTTGATGGAGTTCTCGAGCTGATGCCTCAGATTGAGGAGTGGGGCAAAAGCTTAGGTGCCGAGTTCGCTCGGGCATCTGTCCGGCCAGGATACGAGCCGATCCTCAAGGCTCGGGGCTGGAAAAAGACGATGGTCGTTTTGGAATATCACCCGAAGGGGGCAGACAATGGGCGGCAGTAGCGCACCGGCAACCACGACACAGGTCACGAAGACGGAGCTTCCGGCGTGGCTTGAAGGCACGACAAAAGAGAACATCGCCATTGCCGATGCCATCTCAAAGCGTCCGTATGAGGCATACGGCGGGCAGATGACGGCAGGCTACGCGCCGGAGCAGCTGGCGGCGTTGCAGTACGCGCAAGAGGGTGTCGGCATGACGACGCCGCTCTATCAGCGTGCGGCGATGGCAGCGAATGATGCGGCAAGCTTCAACCCGCTGCAGGTGCAGTCGCAGAACTTTCTGCAGGGCGACATTGGCGCCTACATGAACCCGTTCACACAGAACGTCGAGAATGCGGCGCTGCAGCGGCTCGACAGCGCGACACGCCTCGGCGTCAATCGGATCGGCGACCAGGCTCGTCAGGCGCGTGCATTCGGCGGATCTCGTCAGGCGCTGGCCGAAGGCGCGGCGATCGGAGAAGCGGCACGCTCCGCTGGTGAGCTGTCGGCTAATCTCCGCTCGCAGGCGTTTAATACTGGCGCCGCGCTTATGCAGACGGATCAAGGCCGTGCGCTGCAGGCACAACTTGCGAACCAGGCGGCGGGCCTTCAAGGCCAGCAGCTCGGCCTCAGTGCCGCCGGCCAGCTGCAGAACATCGCGCAGGGCGCACAGCAGGCTCGTTCGATCGACGCGTCGACGCTCGAGAGCGTTGGCTCGGCGAAGCAGGCGCAGCAGCAGCAGATGCTGGACGAGGCCTACAACCGTTGGCTGGAAGCGCGCAACTACCCGATCGAAATGCTCAACCTGCGCCTCGGTGCGACGACGGCGACGCCTTACGGCTCGACGCAAACGATGACAGGCACGCGCACGGGCGGCGGATCCGGCAGCAACTTCCTGTCCGGCCTCGGCACGGCGGCGTCGATCGGCGCGTCTCTGGCTTCGATCGCGGGCGTGTTCTGATGACGGTATGCCTTCAGTTCTCCGGCGGTAAAGACAGCCTTGCCTGCCTTTACCTGCTGCGCGACCAGTGGGACACGCTCAAGGTGGCGTGGCTCAACACTGGCGCGGCCTATCCGGAGACTGAGGCATATATGCAGATGTGGAAGGATCGTCTTCCCGGCTTCGTCGAGATCCGTTCCAACCAGCCGCAGCAGGTCGCCGAGTTCGGGTGGCCGGCTGATGTTGTGCCGATTAACAGCACGGCGATGGGTCAGTCAGTGACGGGCAAGACCGTGCAGCTGATCCAACCCTATCTGTCGTGCTGCATGGCGAACATCTGGCTTCCGCTGCATCAGGCCATGATCGACATGGGCGTGACGACAATCATCCGCGGCCAGCGTATTGAGGACGGGCGGAAGACGCCGGTTCGCAATGGCGATGTGCGCGACGGCATCACGTTCCTGATGCCGATCGAAAACTGGACGACGGAGCAAGTGTTCGACTACCTCGACGAAGTCGGCGCCGATCTTCCGCCAGGCTACGGCCTAGGCGAAAAGACAGGGCGCGACTGCTGGGATTGCACGGCGTATCTCGACGAGAACAAGCGGCGCATTGAAAACCTGCCAGAAGAGCGTAAAGCTGAAGTGAAGCGGCGTCTCGGTTTGATTGGTCAAGCAATCCGCGATCAATGGCATGAGGTGATCTGATGGATTTACGCAAACAGTTCGTCCAGCAGATGATGCCGTATGCGATTGAGGCGTCGAAGCGCACAGGCGTCGATCCGCGCATCATCATTGGACAGGCGGCGCTCGAGAGTAACTACGGCAGAAGCGCGCCGGGAATGAACTTTTTCGGCATCAAGTCTCACGGGCGCGAAGGCGGTCAGACGCTCAACACCAGTGAGTACGGATCCGGCGGCATGTACCGCACAGCCGACAGTTTCCGTCGCTACAACTCGATGGGCGAAAGCGTCGACGACTACGCGCGTTTTATTAGTGAGAACAAACGCTACGCGCCAGTGCGAAGCGCGCAAGGCCTCGACGCGCAGCTGGCAGAGCTGCAGAAGTCGGGCTACGCAACAGATCCGAACTATGGTTCAAAGGTCGGGTCGATCGCACGCGGTATTGAACTCGACAAAAACTCATACACACCGCCGCAGCAAGAAGCTGCAGCTCCGGCTCCTGTCTATAAGCAGGACATGGCGACGGCAGCTCGCTGGCTCGGCAACAAGATCCTTCCGGATCAGATCGACGCGCCGACGCCGATGACGGCGGAAGAAGTGAAGACGCAAAACGCGGATCTCGCGCAGTCTGCCGGTTACGCAAAGGCGGCTGGCGGTCTGCTCAACCTGGCGAAGCTCATGCAAGAGAAGCCGGAACCCGAAGAAGAAATGATGCCGGCACAAATGCCGGAACGGCGGCGCGTTGCATTTCGTCCGCTCCCGACAATGAGAGGGCTTCTCTAATGGTCGATTACGCACAATACGTCGCAGACCTTTACCAGAAAGAGCTGGGGCGCACGCCAGATGCTGGCGCGCAGGGGTGGATTGATGCGCTTAGTTCTGGTGCGCTATCGCAGCAGCAAGTGCAGCAGATGATCGACGCGTCGCCAGAAGGCGCCGTGTACGACGCATACACAGCGAACCTTGATCGCGCGCCAGAAGATGCGGGGCGTCAGGCATGGACAGGCGCTCTATCTAGCGGCGCACTAACAGAGCAACAGGTCATAGATCAGATCCGGCAAAGCCCCGAATATCGTGATCTTGCGATACAGCAATATGGCGGATTGCTCGGCGATATTTACGAGAAAGAACTTGGACGAGCGCCAGATGAAGGCGGTCTCGCATCTTGGTCTGCGGGACTTCGTTCTGGCGCAGTAAAGCCTGGCGATCTCACGGCGCAATTCAACGCGTCGCCGGAAGGTTATGTGTACGACCTGTACACGCAGATGTTCAACCGCGGGTTGGACCCGTCTGCATATCAGTGGGTCGATGCGCTCAACAGCGGCGCGATGACGCGCGATCAAGTCAGACAGGCGCTGATGAGTTCGCCCGAGTATCAGAAGGCTGCAGCTGGCCCATCTAAGAACGCAAACCTGCCGGGGAATATCAGCCCGAACGGACCGAACACACGTTACGGGAATGTGAGCGTGTTTGATGCGTACACGCCGATGCGTCCGCTCCCTTCTCCGAAGGATCAGCCGTTCGG